TGCAAATTGTCGCGCAGCGTCCGGTTCGGGCCTTCTTTGCCGAACACCGGGGCGTAGACTTCGCGGTAGTATTTCTGCGACGCTTCGATTTGCTGGCCTGTCATGTTGCCGGACGCGATCAGCTTGTTGGCCTCCACATCGATCTGATTTTTGAGCGTCTGGATGTTGTCGGCGAGCCTGTAGGACTCCCGGCCCCGTGCCGCTTTCTGCGCCTTGGACAACTCCATTCTTAGTTTCGACAAATCTTGCCAGTCAACGGGCTCGGGTGCCCTGGAGGCTCCTGACACGCCCGGAAGGGCTTCACCAGAGAGGGCCAACGCTTCGATGCGCGCCATTACATCTATCGGAGCGTCGTCTCCCAGCTTGCTTAGCCCCTCTCGAACCGAGCGGGCGGTATCGACCAGATCGGTCGTGTCCATCTGCCCAGTGGGCGCGTTGAATTTGGCGTTCTTGTTCTGTGTGAGTGGGGAGAGCACACCATCGGTGAAGACCCTCTGGAACTCCGAGGATGCGTCCTGCTGCGCCTTAGTGATCCGCTCGGGCCGGGATTGCAGCGCTTCCTGCTGCGCGGCGAGCGTCGCAGCGTCCAGATTGCCTTGTCCGCCCGCCAGATTACCCTCCGCCACGTCCACGCCCTGCTGGGCGGTCACGCGTTCGGCCTGATCCACACCTTCCGCGAACTGCCGCGTGCGCGTCGGATCGCCATCCGGGGCGATGCTGTTTACCCGCGCCACCGCGGCGTCTTTCAGAGCATTGTCTCGCTTAATGAAGGGGATCGGGTCGTTGTTGCGCTGCCCCACTTCAACAGCCGCAAGGCGAGGGCTTCCGCTGATCGCGCCCGCAGTCGGTGTCGGCAGGTCGTCCGCGGAGAACTCCGTCATGACCCGCCTGATCGTGTCGGCGATAACGGACGCATCGGCGTCGTCCATGCCGTCTTTCAGCCGCACCGCCGCCTTATCCGCCACACGGTTCGGTGTGAAATGGTTGGCCGCATCCAGAGGGATATCCTTGGCGGGCGCATTGCCGCCGCCGGTCATCACGCGATCTACTGCGGACTTCGCGACGTTCTCGCCCACGCTCGCCAAGCCGCCGGCGGAGACACCGCCGAGAAGCATACCCATGAACTCGGCGATCGTGCCGGATGCGGTTCCTTCCTCGGGCATCTCCTGGGCGGTCGGCAGACCCGCCGACGCGCCTATGGCCGCCGCTATGTCCGTGCGCGCAGATCGGCCCGCATCGTCGGCATACGGCCGCAAGAATGGGTCTGTCGGCCGGGGGAGGTTGTTCACCCCTGTCGAGGCGTTAGGCGCGAACCGCTTGGCCGCCATACGGGCCATAGGCGCGGCGCCACCTACTGTCTCGGCGAGCATGGCTGTGGTGTTGCCGATCGCCCGCTCGGGGAGCGAGCGTTCATTCCATGGGATAGGGTTCATGCCTGCGGCGGTCAGACCCTTCTCCGCGAGGCTGTTAAGCTGTTCGGACCCTCCGATCGGCTTACTTATGCTGGGCAGTGCGGGCACCACCGGCCCGTCCGCGCCGAAATACTCCGCTGCGGCGTTGACGCCGTCGCCCACCAGATTAAGGCCGGACCCTGCGATGTTGAGCCCCACCGTTGCAAGGTCCACGGGAAGTCCGACCAGCCCGCTCGCACCACGCGCCAAATCCTGCGCCGCAAGCGTCGCGCCGCGCACTGGAAAGCTCCATGAATTATCGATCAGTTTACCTGGTGGATCATCCGGTAGCGGTATCATGCTGCCGTCACCGCCCACCATGCGGCCTTGCTCGTCTCGGGTGCCCAACATTTCGTTTCCGCGCTTCTCGGCCTGCGGTACCGGTATGCCGATCTTGGCATAGTATTCCTGCGGCGCTAGGTCCGAGTAGAACTTCTTCCGCAGCCCCTCGGCCAAGGCCGCATCGGACATATCGGAATATTCCGGATACTTGTTGCGGATTTCTGAGATCGTGGGCATCAGCGGATCCCCAGCGGATCGTTCCCGTTGCCGGACGGCGCCGCAGTGGGCGCACTCGGTGTGGGTTGTGTCGCGCTACCACCCATTATGTCCTGCCTGTTGGCCGCTCGCCCACCCAAGATGCGCTCCATCATGTCGAGGCCCGACAGGAACGACTGCTGGCTCCCGAACCAGTTCTCCGGATCACCCGCAACGGTGCGGAACATTTTCACGTCCTTGTCCGACACGCTGCGACCTTCTTGGCCCGCGAGTACGCTGGCGGCGCTGAAGGTGAGCAACGTAGACAGCTTGGTGATGTCGTTCAGGTTCGGGTCGTAACGGTCGAACAGGCTCATGTCGACACCATTCCGCGCCATCTCCGCGTAGGCCCCACTGTACGCATCGGTAAGGTCTGCCGGCTTCTCGCCCCCGGCACCGGTCAACAGCCCGAGGTTGTTGATCTGCTCGAAGACAGCTTGTCCTGCTCGACGGACATTACCGGTGGTTCCAAAAATGGTCGGGTCCTGCTCGGCTATCCGTCGGGCCTCTCCCACCAGGGAAGAGAAGTTGGCATCGTCCAGCCCCGCCAAGACCTGTTTGCTTTCGTCGCCCTTGGTGAGCCCACTCGCGGGGGTTTCGGTCGTAGACGAGCGGAGCACCAACTGCGCGCCCGCCGGGAGAGGCTGGCCGGTTATGGCGTCTGTGAGCCCATCCAGCGTGATGCCGTTTACACCTGCGGGCGTGCTGTAGTTTTTCGGCGTTCCAGACGGGGTGGCTGTGAGCCCAAGAGCGTTGTCCACTCGATCCTGGGGAACCGCCCCGCTCGCGAGACGCTCTTCCAGTGCGCTGCCTTTCACATCGGAAAGCGCCGCATTCGGCCGCACGCCGGAGGAGTTACCCGCCGCTATCTGGGAGGGGGTGGTGAATGTAGCCCGTCCGTTAAGGTCTCTGCCCGCGACGGGGGTTGTGCTGATGTCGGACACAAGCTGTGCGCCCGATGGGAGTGGCAGGTTCGCATCAACGGGGCCGCTTGTACCGTCCGCGAACACGACGTTTTGCATGTTGGGTGCGCGGGTCTCCGCGCCAACCGCCGCAAGCTGTTCCGGCCGAGTGAGTTCGACGTTCTCCAGTATTCCACCCTTAACTTCCGCCTCGGAGCGGATCGGCTGATAAACCCCAGGGTTATCCAAGAGCTTCCGGCGGGTGATAACTGCCGGGCCGTCCGGCCCGATAACACTGATATTCTCATTCCCATCCATTGTGAGCCGCGTGCTGTTATCGTCCGCGTTATTGGCGCGGGAGGTTGAGGCGGTCAGATCCCCCAGCGTGAGCCGCGTGCTGTTATCGTCTGAGTTATTGGCGCGGGAGGTCGCGGCGGTCAGGTTGTCCGAGCGAACACGCGCAGCACCCGTCTGATCCGGGCGCCCGCCACCAGCGGTGAACGCCCCGTCGACCAAATCCCCGCCGCCGTCCATAAGGCCGGCAATAAGCTGCGCCATTTCGGCCGGGCCCTGTGCGTTGTCGGCGGTTCCGTACCCCAAAGCCGCCATGCGGGGGGCCATACTCCGGAGTTGCTCCGGATCGGTGATCGACGCCAGAAGGCCGCGCATGTCTCTCGCGCGATCGGCCGTAGCGCCTTCGCGCAGTCGCGTGTCGTTCTCTGAGGCCGTCTGCGCTTTCGCGAGCTTGGCCCGCTGGATATCCGGATCTGTCTCCGGGTCGTACATAGCGAGCCCGACAAGATCTCCAACGACGTTGGCGAGACCGGAAAACGGCGATGTCGGGTATCGCCCGCCACGGGCGCCGGGGGCCACGGAGGACATAAGTGTGCGCGCCATCAGTAGAGACCCTCGCCGATTGTGTTCCCTGTCCCGCTGACCATCCCGCGGGGGGTGCCGGATGTAGTCGAGGCGAATGGGTTTGTGAACGTGCCCCCTCGGCGGCCGTAAGCGGACACCCCCGCGCCTGCGATACCCAGGAGATCGCCGATGCGTGTGTCCGGCTGCCGCGACGCCGACTGTCGCGACAAGAGGGTGTTGATGCCGTTCTCGAATGCGGATGATGCGCCCACGGTGCCTTCGGCCCGATCGCTGGTGGCCCCGGATATGCGATCGATGTATTTCAGTTCGGGCGCGATCAGCTGTGTCTTGCTCGCCGCCAGTTTGGCCTCGGAACCCAACCCCGCCTCTCGCGCCCGTGCCAGGTTCAACTCCGACAGGAACGCATCGCGGCCATATTGGGCGTCCGCGCTGAGGATGCCGCTTGTCAGGTTGAGGTCGCTCACCGCGTCGCCCATCCGTCCAAGGCCAATCTGGGCCCCGGAGATCCGGTTGGCAGATGCCTCCCGGCCGAGCGCCGCCGCTTCACCTTCCGCCGACTTACGAAGCATCTCCCTTGACGTTTCCGGGGATAGGTCGCGCCCGATCGTCTCGCCGGGGTTGGCATCCACCCGAGCGCGCGTGTCGGCATCCAGCCCACCAGCCACACGGTCCTGCGTGTCGGAGAAGGCTCCGAAGTTGGCGAGCGCCAATGCGTCACCAACGGCGGCCGATTGGTCCGCGCGGAGTTGGGTGTTGCGCTGCGCTTCGGTCTCGAAGGCGCTGTTGATGTCGGCATCGAGCGCGGACTGCGCGTCGGTGATGCCCAGCATCCGCTCGTTATAGACCTGTTGGGTCGCGTCGATGCGGTCGAACCCCTGCGCCTCCAGCTCACGGATGCGGGCGTCCGCGTCAGTGGTGACGCCTTGCCGAATGTCGAACTGCTCACCGGACACCTTCGCCTGCGCGTCGATATCGCGCTGCTGGCCTTTCGCCGCTTTACCCGCAGCGCTGCTTTGCGCCGCCATTGACGCACCCGCCAGGGCTACGGAAGTGAGGGTTGTTGGTTCGCACATGCTGGGCGCCCTATGAAATCATGCCGGCATGGGCCGGCTGCTGCTGCACCGGGCGCTTGGCCGGGTCGCCGGTCGGCACCAACCGCGCTGCACCGGGGGCGACATACGTCGGGTCCGTGACGGCCATGTCCTGAACTTCGAAAGCGGGGTCAGCTTCCGCGCCCGCCTTCACCAGGCCCGAAAACAGATCCCCGAGGTCGCCATATTCAGGACGGTTTATGCCGCCCACGGCGTCGCCGGTAAGGGCGATGAAGTCGCCTTGCCCCTCCGCCGCCACGACTTGCTGCAGGAGGTTCGATCGGCTGTTGTTGATGGAAGACCGGAAAGTGTCGGTGGCTGACACCGCTTCTCGGCCAATCCGCGCGCGTTCCGCAGTTTCCGCCTCGCGGAGCCGCCCGAAGGTCTCAGCCGCAGCGGAGCTGTCGAGCGTCCCACGGCGGGCAAGCTCAAAGGACGCGTTGCGCTTGGCATCCTCGGCCTGCTGCGTCACGAGAGGGTCGTAATAGCCAAGGTAGTCGGTGCGGAAGGTGTCGAAATACGCGTCATCGAAGCCGGCGTACCCGGAGTTTACAGCCGAGGTTCCGTCTGCGATCGCCTGCTGTTTGGCTGCGGCGGCTGCGGCCTCCCGCTGCTGCTGCAACTGCGCTTCCGCGAGCCGCGCCTGTTCCTGTTCGTATGTCGCTTGGGCGATCCGAGCCTGCTCGGCGGCCCGCGCGTCCTCAGCTTCCCGCTGCCGCTGCGCTTCGATCGCCCGTGCCGCTTCCTGCTCGCGCAGCCGCGTCTGCTCGATCTCGAACTGGCGGTTCTGCTCGTCGATCATCGGCTGTTGGCTGGGCGGTTTCGGAGCCGTGCACATGTGGGCGATCCCATCTGAAAACCAAAAAGTCTTCACCACCCCGGCCGTACCGCTTTAACCGGCACTCTTCGGTGGCGCCAAGCACCTGTAGCCACTTGTGTGCAAAGTCATGTCCATCTATGGACCGCGCCTCGCACCGGTGGCAGCCAAGCCCGACAAGTGACGGGATCATACAATTTCTTATCCATCGCGTCACGAAAATTCCGATCTTGGGGAAATCGTCGGTCGCAAACATCCACGCATGCGCGACACCGGGCCAGTGTTGAACAGCACCTAGCGCCGCTATCGGGACGCCGTCATGCTCCACAACCCACTTCAAAGGGCCGCAGCCGGTCATTATGTCGATTGGCATCCCCGACAGATCATCCGTCCAGCGGAGTGCCGCCAGCTCCCGCCGGTCAGCGGCTCTAAGGTTCTCTACGATGTAGGCCAGCGTGGGGATTGTTGCATCAATCAGCCTCGGTCGAGGTGAAATGGAACGCGAAGTTGGAGAGCTTTGCATACGTGGCTCCCGTGTGGACCAGTTTGAATTTGAAGTGTGTGCTTTCGGCCATGGCGCCGAGACCTTGCAGCTGCCAGGTGTCGCCGGTGATGATGCCAAGCGTCTCGAAAACGGTGGGTCTCCCGGGGTTCACTGCTATGCTTACGGTCCAGTTCCCCTGCACGGTGGCGTCGATCGCTTCCAGCTGTTTGGACGTGGCCGGCTGTTTGCCGTCACTGAAGGGAAGTTCAACGGTCACCTCGCTTGCATCGTACGTGGCGCCGTCCGCGCCGCCGTAGAGGTATATCGTGTCGCCAGACCTCACATACGTTTTGGTGCCTTGAACCGTTATGTCGCTCACCACAAACCCCGGCTCGTACTCGGACCATGCCGCGATGCTGGATGACGAGAACAGGGACAGTACGTAGATCTTGGAGCCGATCGCCACCCAATACCGCTTGTCGTTCGGCTCCAGGATGGAGACGGCCTTCTCTTTCTCACCAGCGGCGAGCGTATTTGCGTATTCGATCAAGCTGTCGTCGATGGGAGCGCCCAGCTCTGACGCGATGGCGGCATTCGAGCTATCCCGCGCCCGCAGGCTTCGGATCCCGGACAGTGACAAATATGCAACATCCCCGTCTCCGAACGCAGAGACGCTCCGAGGTGCGAAGGTCCCTGTGTTGCGGAGCACCTGAACGTTCGCGTTCAGGTCCGGGTCCGGGTCCATTGACCATATCTGAATGTTCTCGCTCGAAAACACCGCCAGGAAGCTAAAATATGCGCTCAGCGCTTGCAGGTTCTCCGAGCCCGACGCCTGGGAGCTCATGTTGATAAACCCGGCGCCAATGTCGGAGGTCTGCCACGCTGTCGGGTCATCCAGTTTGGAGAAGTGAAGCAAGGACCCCGATGTGGTATACATCTTGGTCCGGAACGTCGTGACGAACCGTCCAGGGTTGAAAGTGGAGGTTGTGTCTGTCCCGCCCGCCATAGCCGACGGGGTGTCGGCGGTGATGGATCCCGCCGTAGTGACCGCCACCACATACCCGTTCGCTGCCGTGCCGCTGACGGCCGAGATGATGTTCACCTGCGCGTCTGTAGACCCACCATTGTACTCCGGGGATGACACGAACGTCGTCAGCTGATCGGCGACCAGAGAGGCGGTGTTGGAGTTCGAGGTCGTCCACTTGATCTGCGCGCCCAGGGCTTCGACACCGTTTACGGTTATGGATGTGACCGCGTTCAACGTTCCCCCGGCTGTGTCCGCAGCGGCGCTAGTGGTCACATCCCCGGCGTTGGTGACGACAACCGCGAGCGCATTATCGTCAGTGCCGGTGTCCGTGGAGGTCAGCGTCACCACTGCGGCGGCGGCCGAGGCCGTCCAACCATTGTTGGTCGTCGTTATCTGTGCAGCGATCGCGGTGGCCGTAGCGTCATTCGAGGTTGTCCAGTCCACCGCCGTCCCGAGAACTTCCGCGCCGCCCACGGTGACGGATGTTGTCTGGTTGACGCCCGCGCTGGAGGTCCCTCCAGTGACACTGAAGGTGGTGGATGCCGCGAGGCTGACGCTGCCCGCTGTTATGTTGAAGCTGCCCCGAGCCAGGCCGTCCGCGAAGTCGTCAACCAGCGTCCCATCATAGAAGTGCTGGATGCTCCCATCGGCGAACTCCGCCGCGACATACAGGAGCCCGTCGAACACGTCCACGGACTTCACCACCACCATCGCCGATGCCGTTGGGTGTTGTAGCCGCTGGTACACGACACCCGCAGGGACACCCGGATCGGCGTCGGACCCGAACACGTAGAGGGTTGCTGGGGTTGCGGTCATCCCAAAGGTGCCGGCAGGGAGCGTATATGTGCTGACGAACGCTTTGCGCTTCTCGATCTCGCCGCCCCGCGTAATGTGGGCGTTTCTAAGGGTCCGTAGCGTGCCCACCGGCGCGGCCACGTCCGCTCGCCGGCCGTCCTGGCCTGCCCGGAAGTCCTCGATAAGCAGGTATGCCATCAGGAGGATGTCCGCGTTGCCGTGCGAACCGATCCTGGACGCCCGCGCCCACCGGTGCGAGCCGGTCGACCGATGTTAAAGGATGGGATGACCGGCCTATACCGCTTCTTCAGCCGGTTATAGTGCGCGTTCGCCTCTTCCAGTTTCTCCCGGCGGCGGGCGGGGTCCGATATCAGGGTGGCCGCCGTGAACAGCACAATGAGGTCGTCATCCAGAACGGCTACATCGCTCTCGGACACCAGCGCGGGGAGGGTGCCCATGCCGCGGAACCGGACGATGTTGCCATCCACGGCTGGGACCGGCCACACCTCGAACTGATTGCTTTCGTAAAAATCCCACGCCCGCTGCGGGTCCGTCTTGGCGGTCTCGTCGGCGTTATACTGGTTGTACTGCTCAACACCGATCCCGAACTCCAGTCGGACCCACTGCCCTTGCCATTTGACGTGAGCGCTGTCCACACGGCCCGGATCGATCGGCAGATCATAGTAGCGCTGCTCCGCCGCCAGCGTCTTATCGAAGTCGCCGTACAGGAAGGGCCAATCGTACTCCAGCCAAAGCTGCGACTGCTTCTGCGCCAGTTTGTGCTTCATTGTGGCGAGCATGTTGACGGAGTGCGCGACACTGTCCGAAAGACCCATCTCGTGTCTCAGGTTGGTGACCAGGGTCCCTAGTGCGGTGCCGCGCGCCATGTCGTGCTACTCCAGAACGCTCGCGGCCGGATCCGCCGCGGGGGCGTCGTCCTTGATCGTCTTCCGGCCAGAAGCCTTAACCGGTGGAGCCGCATCGATGCCGATCTCCTTGAACGAAGTCGGGAGTTTCGGAGCGTGGCCGGGGAACAGCTCTTCGAGCGTCTTGGCGCCGTCCTTGGTCGTCCCGTACGTCGCCCGCAGGCGGTCGATCTCGGTGGTGTTGTCGTTGTCGCTCTGCCCGGACTGCAGCACCACATCCACGACGGCGTCGGGGGAGTGGATGCGCTGCAGGACCACCACCTCGGCGGGGGTCAGGTTGCGCTTGCGAACGACGCTGTTCAGCGAGCCTTTGTGGCGAACATGAGCTGTGGCGATCTGCATGGTGGTCTCCAAAGAGGGAAGCCCCCCGCCTAAGCGGGAGGCTCCGGGTTGGTATTAGCCCGTGAACTGCGGGTTGCCCGCATACTCGGGGTCGGACAGAAGGACGAACAGTTCGAAAGCCTTCGACCCGTCAGCGTCGGCGTTCGGATCGTAGGTGCCTCGAACGTCAGCGGTGGTGGCCGTCGACTTGGTGTTCGGCGCGAGACCCGGGACGACCGTGCCGGCGGTTGCCGTAACTCCGTCCTGCAGTTCGCCCACCACATCAGCGGTGGACCCGACGTAGACCGGCAGCCCAAGAACGTCGCCGGTACCGAAAGTGGCGCCGGTGATGTTCGCGCTGGGCTTGATCGACACGATGGTCTTGAACGCCTTCTTGCCGGCCAAGGATGTGCCCGACGCGCCGCTCTCGGTGAGAGCGTTGCCGTCCACATCCGTCCCAACGACGGTCACTACCGCCGCGTTGGTCCAGGTGCCCACGACATTGCGGGGTACGTCGAAGGTGACGGTGCCGTCGCCAGCCGCAAGAGCGCCGTTAAGCAGCCCCGCCACGCCCGAAGAGATGGCCTGGCTCTCGCACACGCCGTTCGGGTCTGCGGTGATCGGCGTGCCCAGGATGAGACGGTACGGAAACATCGGGCGCAGGTTGTCATCGACAACCGGCGAACGCTTCCGATAGGTCTCAGGGCCGGGGATGTTCAGCTGAACATAAAGGACCGAGCCCGCGGGCAAGGTCGTTGCGTTCAGCCAGGTGATCGTCGCGGTGTCGGCACCAAAGGTGCTGATGCGAAAATCGGTCGGGGCGGTGAAGGTGTTACCCAGCGCCTGAAGCGAGTGGGCGACTCCGGAGATGAACCAGGCCGCGTCCGTGCCAGTCGGGTAGGTCACTGTGAAAGTGCCCGAGGTGGCGACGGCAGAGGCCAGGGTCACGCTTACAACTTTGAACGATGACATTATCTGATCCTCCGTTACGCGACTTCGTAAAGACCGTGGCTGTTCATTTTCTTGGCACAGAGCGTGCCAGTCCAAGTCACACCGCGATACATCACGTACTGGTCATGGGGGCGGGCCGGGTTGTGCCGCTTCATGTCTTCGCCCGCCATTACATGCAACTGGATGTGCCGGGGGTCGATGAAGTAAGCGAACTTGTCCAGCCCGAGATCGTCGAGGGTCGGGTCGTAGACGAACGAGCCAACGCCGCGCATCGAGATATCGGCCATGCCGATGTCCGTTGCACCGTTGTTGCGGAAGCCGCTCTCCGTGTAGTTGCCCTTCTCATGCACTTCGAGTTCGAGAGCTTCGATGAAGTCCGAACCGCAGCGGATGATGCTGGGCTTGCCACCGAACCGCTTCAGCTGACGCGCCTCGGCCCGAAGGGTCTTGGTCAACGTCTGCGCCGACGCGGATGCGGTGATCTTGCTGCCGCCGGTAAGAGCCCGGTTGCGCCACCAGCTGTTCGATGCACGGTCGATACCGCCCACGACGCCGGTGGTCGGGTCGTCGGTGATGATCGACTGAATGCCCGGGAACACCTTGGCCGACTGCGTGCCATCCCGCCACAGAATGTCGTTGAACGATCGGGCCGAACCTTCGGCCATATCGTCCAGCTTATCTTCCATGATGTTCGTGATGACCTGCATCGCGTTCCCGGAATGGTTCCGCGTGCTGTCGCCCGTAGCGCTGTCCACGACAGAGATGCCGTTGGACTTCAGCTCCGAGAAGGAGACCGAGATGCCGGCATGCAGTTCGAACCACTCGTAGCTGAACTGCTTCAGGTTGGCCGGGTTGGAGTACTCAACAACGTCGTCACCGGAGTAGCCCACGAACGACGTGGTGTAGTCCGCTTTGACGTTGCCCTTGATGGACCCCTGCGAGCCCGGGAAGGTTTTTTGCTTCGCCTTCATCTCGCGCAAAGTCGGGCGATCCTGAAGGGTCTGCGCCATAGCCGGACCACGCATGTAGTAGTCCAGGGAGGCATTCATGATGTTCTCGATCTCTTGGGCCGTGAACACATTGTCGTTGATGGCAGCCATTGCCTAAATCCTCATTACCCGCCCACGGCCTGCTGGATTGCTTCGGCGAGAGACGCCGGTTGCGGCTGTGGGCTGTTCGACGATGACGAAGATCGTGGATGGGGTACGGTGGCCTGGCGGGTGGGCGAGAACGACGCGAGGTACTTGTTCACGTCCGCATACGCTGTCTTAGCCAGACTGAGGGCGTCGGCTTCCGTCTTCGGGTATCGACCCGAGGACTGGACGATCGCCAAGATCCGATCCTGCACCAGAGCTTCTTTTGAGGCGTAGTCGGGGTCCTGGACCTTAACGCGGGCCTCCCACGTCGCGACCGCATCTCTGGCGCTGGTCTGAACCCGCAAGGTTTCGGCTTTCGCCTCTTCCTGCTGACGATGTTCGAGCTGGCTACGGGTGGTCCGATTGTTCGCCCGTTCCCGTGAAAGCTCCTGGGCGGTCGCCTCGTCGATCTGACCAACTCGCACCTTGTGCGCGAGGTCATCAGGGAGGGTCGTTCCCGTGTCGCGGCTCAGTGCGGTGACATATCCCTGCAAGATTTCCAGCGCTTCCGCCGGCTTGTTCTTGATGAGAGCCATCACCTTGTAGCCTTCGACGATCTCGTTCGGCGCCAGGTTTTGCTGGCGCATGAACGTCTCGATCTTGGCGTACTGCTCCGCGGGAGCCTTGAACTCGTCTCGCTGCGTTTTCAGTCGTTGCCAGGCGGGGTGCTTGTGGAACTCCTGCGGGATCTCAGCTTCTGCTTCGGCGTCTGCCGCAGCGTCGGCTTCGTCTCCCTTTTTGGGGTCCGGCTTGCCTTCCTTTGCCTGATCCGATGCCGGCGGCGCATCAGCTTTCGCACCTTCTTCCAGCGCGGCGTTAACCGCGTCGAAGAGAGATGTTTCGGGTTTACCGCCCGTTTCTGCCGCGGACGAACTGGCAGAGTTAGCGTCCTGTTCTGGTGCCGGGGAGGACGGAGCCTCGACAATATTAGCGTCCGTTGTATCGACTTCCGAAGCGGGCGAGGCTTCGTCCTGGATATGGAGGTCCATTTAGCGCCCTTTCTCTATATGTAGCGCGCAGAATACCCCAACTCTCTACATTTATGCAACAGAGGAAGTTGGGAAGGCAGCCTGCGGGCCTGGTGTGGTGGATGGTTGCTGCTCGGCATTGGCCGCACCGCGCCCGCCCTGCTGGGCCGGATCGGTGCTCGCGTCGCCGGTCGATGGCTGCGCCTGTTGGTTCATTGCGACGATGGAGGGCAGCCCTTCACCCACCGCCTGTTCAAGATCGATACGGTCGTCCAAAAGTTTCAGAACGTGGCGGGCGAGCCACTCCGGAGTGATCCCCGGGATCTGCAGGATGAACGGCGCCGCACGTTCGAAGTTCGCGAGATCCTGCGCTTTGTTCGGGCGCCCACTTGATCCCGCCTCGATCTCCAGATAGACCTGTTTCGCAATCTGTTCGCGGCTCAGCTTCGGCCACACCGCTCCCGGCCCGACAATGCTGGCGACGGTCGTGCTGTCCATCTCCATGAGCAACACCGCACCGCCGTCGCGGGCAAGGGCGGACAACAGATCATCCAGATCATCCACGTTCGACGCGAGCGACGAGAGCCGGCTACCCTCGGCAATGGTACTTTCGGTGGCGGTGGCTTTTGATGTCCCGCCGAGTGTGGCTTCCTGGGTGCCCGCCACCCGCTCCACGTCCGACATGATCGTTCCGGTCTCGTAGAGGTTCGGGTCGATGCCGATTTTCTGAACGCTTTGCAGTTTCGCGCTGATGTTCTCCCCTTGCGCCAGCCCCTGAAGCAGGATCACATCATGCGCTTCGTAGTTCGAAAGCGACGGCACGTCGCCGTTCTCTATGTCCGATCTCTCGAACGCGCCGGTCGCCGCCACATAAAGTGGGCGGTTCGCGATCCGATGCTGACGCAACGTCTCTTTGAGGCGGTTATATTCCATTTGAGCGTGGCGAAGCAGCCGCACGTCCGACGCCGGATACCGCTCATCATCATGTTCGACTGCGTTGAACGCGAGCGGATAGTAGGGGAAGAACCGCTCGACGCGGACCTTCGGCACTGCCGGCTCCCGCAGGTATTTCTTGTGTCCTTTGCAGAACACATATTCGAGGCCGGTCTTGCGATCGAACAGGTGGTAGACCAGCGCTTTGTTGGCGTCCGCCTCGTGGCGCTCATCGCCGGGTGCGCGGTCGTTCTCTGTCATATCCGTCTCGGCGGAAGTGAACGCCTTCCGGATATCCACGCCATAGGTCTCCTGGACCTCGTCCGTGGTGAGCTCATACTCTTCGCTCATCCAGCGGGCGCCCACCAGAGAGATCAGATCGGTGCAGGCGGGATCCACCAGAACCCGCGTGGTCCGAGGGAAGTGGAACACCAGCCCCTCCCGGATGATGTTCTCTTCCTCCTCCTGCAGCGCTTTTAGAGACTGCCGCAGCTCCGCCATTTCGGCGTCGTGCTGCTGGTTGTCTTCGGTCCCTTCCGTCTTCAGCTTTTCCTGCAGCGCCTCGACACGTTGCATGCGGTCCTGAACATCAGATATCCGAGTGTCCGTGAACGCCCGCCGGCCCATCTTGCGCTGATAGCCCAGCCGGACCCAGGCGAGACCGCATGTCTGCACCCGCCGCACGAACTGCTTCATCTGCTGTTTGAAGGCCGGTTCGGGCTCACTGAGCTGGTAGCTGAACACAATCTCCAGCGTGTCGCCGATCGCGTCCTGCTGCGCCTTGCTGGTGAAGCCCTGGTTGAAATCCTGAACAATCTCGATGTCGTCTGCGTTCGGCGGCATGCCGGTCAGGCCCGCCTGTCGGATCCGGTCGTGCGCGCCCACCAGCGTCTCGGCCGATCCATCCCACACCATGTGCTCCCGGCGGCGGTTGCGCTTGGCGACCACCACAGGCTCTTTCGCATAGAGCGCCGCTACCCGGGATTGGACATGCCGCTGAACGATGTTCGCGATGTACCGGGGGTCGTTCTCGCTCTGGTCCGGCCACTGCTTGCCGACGCCAAACTTGAACGCGAAATCCATGTCCTCGCGGATCCGCTTGTGCGCGGCCCTGTCCTTCTTCTTCGTGGCACTGATCCAGCCCTCGAACTGCTTGATCTGCGCCTCGACCTGCTGCGCCTCCCGCTCCGCCTGTGGGTCTGCCGCCTGGGCATCCAAACCCGCATCATCTGGTCGAACGTCGTCGAGCATTGCCATCGTCACATTCCTTGGGCTGCGACGCGGGTGCGCCGTTCAGCGGCTCGCGCCGCGAGTTTCATATGCGCAAAAGACCCTCGGGCGGGGCCACCGGCGCGCTGCGCTTCGGGGGAGGCTTTGACCTGCACGCCCAACCCGCGGCCGAAGTTCGACATGGTGTCCATAAAGTCGTCGTGGGCGCCCGCGGGGAACATCAGCATTTCTTTCTTCGCGTCCTGGAACCACGCGGCTTGCCTCGGGAAATGCACTTTCCCCATCGCCATGCGACCGCGAATAGCCTGCGCCTTTTGAGTTTTGTCGCCACGTTCCGAGAGCTCCGATACCGTGAAATAAACACCGGTCTCCTGCATCTTCTTCCGCAGGAACGGGCCGATCGACCCGCTGATATGGTCCTGACCCGCCCACCAGGTGATCGGCCGGTACCGGGTCGCGAGGTCGATCATCGCGTTCACCTGTTTGAGCGTGTCGATCCGGTCCCACACCGCATCCAGCACCCACACATCGTCGCGTTCGTCCACGCCGAACACGATCATGCAGGTGAGGTCGTTCTTCTCTTTCTCTTTGAGCGCGTGATCGCTGGCGATGTAGATCCGTAGCCGCTTTGGCAGCTCGTCGGCGCTGTACTCGACAACCCAATTCGACTTGATGAAATCCCCGTCTTCGGGGGAAGGGCGCCCTTGGTAGAGCGCATCGAAACCGGTCGGGTCCTGGCGCCGGGCTTCGGCGAGAAACTCCAACCCTTTGCGTTCCTCCCACAAGGCGGCCATCGGCTCCGTGCCGAACTGCTCGATCACCAAGGGGTCGTCCTGCACCTCCAGCGTGAGCCCAAGTGCCTCGGCCAACTTCGGATCGCGCACCACAGCCGGGATGTCGATATAGGTCCACTTGTCGGCGATGCCTGCGTACTTCTTTCGCCGCTCCGGGTGGTCCGGATCGCATAGCCGGCCAATCAGGTCATCCTGGTGCCAACGAGTGTGAACGACAACTACAGATGATTTCGAGTGGCAGCGGGTGAACACGACTTTGTTGAACCAGTTCCAGAGCCGATCGCGGAACAGTTCCGACTGAACGTCCGTGTCGTTCCGGATCGGATCGTCCACCACGAACATATCGGCAGGCTTACCGGTGCCGGACCCGCCCACGCCCACGAAGGCCAGCTTCCCGAGCTGGGTGGTCTGCATGTAGTCCTTGGCCGCGAACGCCCGCTTCAGCGCGTGGCCGGGGAACACCTGCTTGTGGTAGGCGCTCTGGATGATCGACCGGACATCGCCGCCGAACTCGTTCGCGAAATCCTGGTTGTAGGTGCCCAACATCAGGTGGCGGGCGGGGAAGGTGCCGCTGTACCATGCCGGGCCACGCCGGGACAGGATCTCGCTCTTCCCAAGCTGCGGCCCGATCGACACGGCGACGCGCTTCAGATCGCCCCGCGCGGCCTTCTCGAACACCTGGCAGAGAAGCCGGCCTTGCGGCGTGGCGGTGTATGCCGACTTGTCCAGGTCCTCTGGGAAGTCCGGGTCCGGCATGCCCAGCTGCGTGTAGCGCAACAGCGACCCGCTCGCCTCATCCGCATACAGGAGACGTTTGGCAGCGGATAGTTGCTGCTGCAGAAGGGCTGTGTCGCTGTTCGATACGGTCATCAGCTAATCAACCGCCCCCCGCCCGGGCCGAGTGCGGACTTCGCCGGGGGAGTGGCCCCGCCGCCCACAAGCCGAGCCGCGGTGTCGGCGACGCCACTGCGTTTGATGGACCCATCGGACGATATGGTGGTGGACCCTGGGGCGCCCTGTGCGGCTGAGGTGTAGGCCGACGCGGACGCCGCCTGTACGGGTGTCATCTCGGGAGCCGCTGCCGGTGGCTCCACCGCAGCGTTGATCGCATCCGCCAGCGTCCCTTGCGCGCCGTCCGGCCCGTAATGGGTATTGTAGTTATTGTTTTTGATTTGGCCGATATCCATGCCTGGATTGGCTGCGAGCGCGTCCTTCTGCATGACAGCGCCCGCGCCGGCAGGGCTTGCGAGAAACGCGTCCCGCTCGGTCGGGTTGGCGAACTGCATGGTGACGCCGGTCGGCAGGATGTAGCTCAACGAGCCGTCCGTACCGTAGTACGCCGTGTGGTTCGCGTTCTTGATCTGGCCTATATCCATGCCGGGGTTGGCCGCGAGCGCGTCGGCCTGCGTCTGCCCACCCACACCAGCTGCACCGGCAAGAAACGTATCGCGCTCGGCCTCGTTGGCAAACTGCATGGTGACGCCGTTCGGCAGAATGTAGTTCAGGGACATCAGGTTTCTCCTATCCGGCGCGGCTAAGGGGCCTGCACATCTGTCACGGGTTTACTTTGGTGAAGCCGGAAGACGGGGCGTAGACTTGGGGGACAAATTGCCAGGACGGGTTGCCTTGATATTCGTCAAAGGCGAAGTACCAAGTGTTCCCGCCAGCAGTGAACGAACTTGTTTGGACGAGCGTGTTGTTTTTATTCACGGTCACAG